GTGGCGATCGTGGTCGCGATCGTCGCGGTGGCCCACTCTCTGCGCCTCTTGATCCTGCCGCACATCAAGATGGGCGAACTGGTCGGTTCGGCGCAGATGTCGCCAATGGCCTCCGCAATCATCTTTGCCACCGTGCTCAGCTTCATGGGCTTGATCGTGCATTCGATGGTTGCCTGGATTCAGGCCGCTGCCGGCCATGTTGCCTAAGCTCGCGTCCCTTTACGTGCCCGTGCTCGCAGCGCAGATTACCGCGCTGTGGCCCACGATGCCCGCCCCGTCAACGCTCGCCGCGCAGGTCGAGCAAGAGACATGCGTCTCGCTCACGTCAACCCGCTGCTGGAACCCCAAGACCGAGCTCAAGACGAGCCGCGAATACGGGTTCGGCCTCGGCCAGCTCACCATCGCCCCGAAGTTCAACAACTTCGAGGCAGCGAAGGGCTGGGACAAGTCGCTCAAGACCTGGAAGTGGGAAGACCGGTTCGACCCGACGATGCAGCTCCGCGCGCTCGTCGCCTACGACCGCAACCTCTTTAACTCGATCAAGTTCGGCGCGACGCCCGACGACCGCCTGCAGTTCACCTTCTCGGCCTACAACGGCGGGCTCGGCGGCGTCATCAACGACCGGCACGTCTGCATGGCGACCAAGGGCTGCAACCCCGAAAAGTGGTTCGGCAACGTCGAGAAGACGAGCCTGAAGGTGAAGACCGCCGTCAAAGGCTACGGCCAGAGCTTCTTCGAAATCAACCGCGGCTACGTGCGCTCGATCTGGTTCGATCGGCGCCAGCGCTACACCTTCATGGAAGCGAAATGAGAAACGCCGCACTGATTCTCCTCGCCGCGCTCGCGGTGTTCCTCGCCGGCGTCATGGCCGGCATGTCGCATTCAAGCACCTCGGCGCTCAAGCAGGAAGTGAAGGCCGAGCACGTCACCGCTCAGCAGAACGCGACGAACGTCGCCAAGGCCCAGGACGCGAGCGTGAAGGTCGAGGCGAAGACCGCGGCCACGGCGGCCGCCGTTGACACCAACAAGGTCCAGATCAAGAAGCGCGTCACCGCGCAGATTCAGCGGCAGGCCGCTGTCACCTCTACGGAGAACCACCCCGATGCTGCAAGTCCTGAAACGAGCACTGCTGGCAACAGCTGCGGCTTTAGTCTCGACGTTGGCACTGTGCGCATGCTCAACGCCAGTCGTCAAGGAACCGCTTTTGATCCCGCCCGCGGCGGCAATGAAGCGAGCGACGCCGCTCCAGCCCTTTGCTTTACCGACTTCATCGACGCCGACCAGGACCTGACGAAGCTCTACCTCGATTTGTCCGAGCGCCACAACGCGCTCGTTGATTCGGTGGAGCAGTTCCAGTCCGAGCAACGCTCCCGGCTCGGCATCAAGGAACAGAAAGACTGAGCACCGGCCCGGCACACGTCGGGCCTTTTTACTTCCGAGGAGCACTACTGATGGCAAAGCAACCCCGACGCGCCGAACAACAACCGCGCAATTCTAAGCGCCGCACCGAGACGATGCTGAACGAGCTCGAGATGGAGCAGAAGGTGCCGTTTCGCGCGCCGCCGCCCTTGGCGCCAAAGACCGACTCGCAACGCCGCTACATGAACGCCATCAAGCACTTCCGGCTCGTCTTCGGCACGGGGCCGGCCGGCACAGGCAAGACCTACATTGCGGGCGCCATCGCCGCACAGCGCCTCGCCGACAAGGAGATCGAGAAGATCGTGATCACCCGGCCGGCGGTTGACGCGGGCGAGAGCCTGGGTTTTCTGCCGGGAGAGCTCGAGGAGAAGTATGGCGTCTACATTCAGCCGTTTCGCGACGTGCTCGATGAGCGGCTCGGCAAGAGCTTCGTGGACTACCTGCTGCGCACCGGCCGCATCGAGGCTGCACCGCTCGCATTCATGCGCGGCCGCACCTTCAAGAATGCGCTGATCGTGCTCGACGAGGCGCAGAACACGACGCCCACGCAGATGAAGCTGTTCCTCACCCGCATCGGCGAGAACTGCACCGTGGTGGTCAACGGCGATTTGAAGCAGAAGGACATTTCCGGCCCGAGCGGCCTCGAGGATGCCCTGAAGCGCCTCTCGTTCATTCCGAGCGTCAAGGTGGTGGAGTTCGGCCGCAAGGATGTCGTCCGCAGCGGCCTGGTTCAAGAAGTGGTGGAGGCGTATGAACAAAACGAGGCACTCGCCTATACCTAAAAGGCACGACACAGCGCAGCTTCGGCATCTAAGGCATCGTTGATCGCTTTGCAGGGCAGCGCGTCAAGCATCAAGACGCGCCGGTTCGCCGGGCGCGACCGTGCCGAGCGGCTGAGTATTAAAGGTATTGACACCAGTGTCGTTATCTATCGTTACGGCCTTGTAGCCTCCAAACAACGAATTAGAGAAATGTGATGTCACTGATACCTTGTCCCGAATGCGAAGCTGAAGTCAGCACCAATGCCGCCGCGTGTCCCAAATGCGGGAATCCTTTGGCGTTCAAAACGGCAGAGCCGCTGAAGAAAATGCCCAGTCGGCTATTTGAGGTGGTCCGTGGAGCGGTAATAATCCTCCTTGCGTTCATCGCAATTCATTTTTACGTGGAATACGCAGGCAAGCAAACGACTACGAGCGTCGAACGCGAGCCCGCCGCGCGACCTGCCGTAACAGTCACCGCGGTCAGACTGCTGCACGACTACCAGGAGAATGAAGTAGCGGCTGACGACTACTACAAAGGGCGCGGCGTGTCCGTGGACGGAATAGTCCAAGGCATTAAGAAGGATTTTAGGGACAACACGTTCATTCAACTTCGCACCGCAGAACGGTTCTCACCAGTTCACGCCTACATTAAAGCGAGCCAAGGGAAGGTCGCGGCAGACCTTGAACGAGGAGATAAGGTTCACGTCGACTGCACTGGAGCTGGAATGATTGTTGGCTCGCCGATCCTGAACAACTGCGACGTATCGCGCTAAACCACTTCAGGCACCGAACCCTCCCCGGGCCGCGTGATCTTGTAGGAAGGAGGGGAGTGGAACACTTGGGGCTCGGAAGCGCGTCCCTCTATATCTATCCCATTTTCAATTCTTTCTATACTGATAAGTAGAAGCTTATTTTAATTTAGGGAACCGCGAGGAAGCCCCAAGTGATCCACCACACCACGTTTTACGGCAAAGAACTGACGGTCGCGGACTGCGAAATCCTCGCGCTGACCCGCGTCGATCCCTCGCTGCGGGCGGCCGAGAGCCTGCTTTTCGGCCGCAAGTGGTTCGACTACCGCGTCTTCCACCCCGTGCAAGCCACCTATCTCTTCGCCCACGAATACGCGGAAAGCACCAAGCGCGCATACGCCCGCCAAAAAGACATTCGCACAGTCGCGGGCGTGCAGGGGTTCGATGTCGAAAAGCTTTTCGAGAACCGCGAACTCTCCGCGATGTGGCGGGCACGTCAATCCTTTGATGCGATCGGCTGCCGCTACGACTTCGCCATCGACTTCATCATGAGGCGATTCTGTGAGCGCGGCTGGAGAGTGTGCCCCCGGCCCAACCAGCTCTACGCGGAGGAGGTCGTGCTCGACGTGCGCGACGCCTGGCAGCGCGAGTGCAAGGCAAAGATGCAGATCGCCAAGCAAGAGCGGTTCGATGCGCGCCGCTACACCGGCCACCCCGACCAGAAAGCCTACCAGGCGTGGCAAGTCGATCAGGTCAAAACCCGCGGCGGCAACCGAGCCATGCTGCTCGGACGACTGCTGCAGGAGAACGTGCTCGCCGAAGCGGTAGTGAGCGCGGCATTCGGCGAGGCGACCCTCTTACAAGCACGCAAGTTCGTTGTCTCATCCAATAAGTAATTCGTTACTATACTGGTGAGCAGACGACCTAACGTCTCATTCAATTCAACCCGGAGTTTCACATGAGCCTTACCCCCGAACAAGCCCGCGCCGAACAAGTCGCATATGGCCGCTCGACGCTGCGCGCCAACCCCGACTACCCGCGTCGCATTCAGCAACCCGCACGCGAAGGTTACGGCTCGCGCCCGCCGCTCGCACGCAAGCCGAACACCGGTGGTCACGACGTGATCCTGAAGGCGATGCAAGAGGGCGGCCAGAAGGCGACGATTATCACGCAGGGCGACGGCGTTGCGTTCGAAGGCGTCATCACGGGTCGCGACAAATACACGATCACGCTCAAGACGGCGCACCCGGACAAAGAGCGTGCGGCTGCGGGCGAGACGGTTCGCCGTGTGTTCTACAAAAGCGCCATCGAGCAGTTCTGGGGCGAAGAGGTCCGTCGCAACATTCACGACACCGAGCGCGACGAAGAAGGCTTCCGGTCGCTCGCTGAAATGACCAAGGCGGTGAACTGATGACCGCAGCCGCTCCCGCACTCACCGTGGTGCCGGCGGCGAGGGCGGTCGAGGAACCTCCCAAGTTCAACTTTGACGCGGAGTTCCAGGCACGCATCGCCGCGCTGACGCTGCGCGACACGACCTTCAACGGAATGGTCGACGGGCTTATCCGTCCCGAATATTTCGAGTCGGAGATCGAAGCCTACCTCGTGGGCACGACGCTGCGTTACTTCGGCAAATACAAGAAGGCGCCCTCGGGCTTGCCGATCTACGCCTCGCTCATTCGCGAGGACATTGATTCGAAGGTGCTGCCGAAGAACCTCGCGGCTGCCGCCATCGGCCGGCTGAAGGAGCTTTTCACCGAAGACATCTCGGATCGCAACTACGTTGTCGATCAGATCGCTACCTTCGCCCGCCACCAGGCGGTGCAAGAAGCGATGTTCAAGGCGATCCCGATGCTCGACAAGGGCAACTTCGATGCGATCTCCACGCTCATGCGTGGCGCGCTCGACGTGGGCGCGACGACCGGCGACGACGAGTATGACTACGGCGCCGAGATCGACAGTCGCACGGCCACGCGCTTGCAGCGCGCCGCGGGCACCGCGCCGCCGAGCGGGATCACGACCGGTTACAAGGTGATCGACGAGCTCCTGTATCACAAAGGCTGGGGGCGCAAGGAGCTGCAGGTGATTCTCGGCGGCCCGAAAGCGGGCAAGACGACGAGCCTGATCGACTTCGGCCTGAACGCATGGGCCGCTGGCTACAACGTGCTGTATGCGTCGTGCGAAGTGGGCAAGGACGTCATCAGCGCCCGGATGGACGCGAACGTCTCGCAGACGCTCTTCAAGGAGCTCGACCACCACACGCACGAAGTCCGGCAGAAGGTGTCGGACTACGTGAGCAAGTGCCTGCGATCGGACGGCACGAAGTCGGCATTCAAGGTCCACGAATACCCGACGGGCGGGCTGAAGCCTTCGGAGCTGCGGCGTCTCCTCGAGCGCTACAAGGCGAAGGGCGTCAAGTTCGATCTGGTGATCGTCGACTACGCCGACATCATGTGCCCGGAGCGGCACACCGACAGCGCCATCGAGAACAGCAAGTCGATTTACGTGGACCTGCGCGGTATCGCCATTCACGAAGACTGTGCGGTGCTGACGGCAACACAAGCGAACCGGGTAGGGGCGAGCGCGAACGTCATCAAGATGGATCACGTCGCGGACGACTTCAACAAGGTCCGTATTGCTGACCTCATGATTTCGATTAACCGCACCGACGAAGAGCGCGCAGCGGGCCGGGCCCGGTTGTTCTTCGCGGCGTCTCGCAATCAGGAGGGTGAATTCACCATCGAGATTGAGCAGGCGCTTGACCGCATGAAATTCATCACCCGAGTCCTCGGGTTCGTTTAAGGAGCACGTTGTGAAAGAGCGTTCGTTGATCCTGATTTACCGCGACTGGACAGCCCTCAAGGCGTTTCGTGATACGCACCGCCTTTACGGCGCAATCCCTGCACGCGCCGATCGCCTGCAGACCGACCTGATGGGTCGCATGGCGTTCGACTTCATGCTGGTGGACACCGAGCTCGCGCCGCACTGGGAGGACGAGCTCAATCGCCGTCAGTGCGTGCATGTGGTGCCGGTCGTGCGGCTGCGCTACCGCATCGTCGAGGCAATCGCCAACACCGTCGAGCGCGTGCTGCACCGCATTATCGCGGCCTTCTGCGTCGATCGCTGCCGGCGCGTGCGGGTGGTGCGGTGAACGACGATCTCGGCGAGCTCCTCGAGCGCGTCGACATGGCTGCCTATCTCGACCGCGAGGGCATCTCCTACCGGGAGACGCACGGACGGTCGGGCCAGCAGTTGAACATTCGCGAGTGCCCGCTGTGCGGCAACAGCGATTGGAAGGTCTACGTCAATGCTGAGTCGGGCGTGGGCAACTGCTTTGCAGGCTCCCACCCGGCTGAAGAGCGCTTCTTCACGAAATACAAGTTCATCCGTGCCCACCTCGGCTCGCCGATGGGCGGTAAGGTGGTCGATCACATTCGCGTGTTCGCGCGTGAAATGGGCTGGCGGCCCGCGCGACGCGTCTCAGCCAAGGTCGAGAACGCACCGGGCGCGTGGGAGTTGCCCAAGCACGTCACGCTGCCGCACAACGGGCAGAACATGCCGTATCTGGAGAACCGCGGGATCGACGCGGAGCTCGCCGCCTATTTTCACCTCGGCTACTGCGCGAACGGGGCGAGCTTCCGATACCTGTCTGAGCGTGGCTGGGCCTCGCAGGACTGGTCCCGTCGCATTCTGATCCCGGTCTATGACCTCGACGGCAAGATCGCGACCTTCCAGGGGCGTGACGTGACGGGCCGGGCAGAAAAGAAATACCTGTTCCCGCCGGGCATCGACGGCTCGGGCGTGCACCTGTTCAACGGGCTGAACGTCCGCGACACGAGACGTATCGTGGTGGGTGAGGGCGCATTCGACGTGGCGGCGACCAAGATCGCGCTCGACGGCGACGCCGAGCTGCGCGACGTGGTGCCGGTGGGCACCTTCGGCAAGCACCTCTCCTCGGGCAGCGAGAACAGCCAGCTCGCAAAGTTCCAGACGTTGAAAGAGCGCGGCGTCGAAGAGGTAACGCTCATGTGGGACGGCGAGGTCCAGGCCACCGACGACGCGATTGTGGCGGGCCTGCTGCTCAAGTCAGTCGGCTTGCGCGTGCGCGTGGCGATGCTGCCGGCAGGGTGCGATCCGAACGAGGTGTCGGCCGACGTAGTGCGCCAGGCGTTCTACCAGGCGAGGCTGCTCGACCGCCGCTCGGCGCTGGAAATCATGACGCTTCGTCGCAAAATGAATGGATAAGTTACGCGTTACTATACTGTTACATAACGATAAATCAGGGAGGGCGAAATGCCAGGTTGTCAGATTCGCCGCAGGTTTTCGCACCACAAGCTCGGCACGAAGGCTTATCAGGTATGGGAAGTCCAGCACAACAACGCCGTGGTCGTGGTCTTCCAATACGGCTCTTTCACGATGGGTCGCGACGCGGTGACGATGGGCGGCACGATCGACGTGAACGAAGCGATGCACCCGATGAACGCCGACATGTTCGCGACGAAGAAGGTCACCGAGAAGAAGCGGCGCGGCTATGAGGAGTGGGTCGTCGAGACGTGCCCGTGCAGCGGCTACAACGACTTCCGCGAGATCCTCCAGACGGCATTCGGCAGCGGAAAGGCCAGCACGATCGTCGCGAAACTGGATCAGTTCAACCTCGCTGTCGGGTCCAACCCCGCGCCAACGGTCGATCCCGAAAATGATGACAAGGGCAAAGCGAAAGCGCCCGCAATCGAAATCGAACAATCCTCGCCCGAATGGGGCAGCTGGTAGGAGAGAGAGTGATGACCACCGAAACCGCCGTCGAAGCAAAACCGATTCTGCCGCCGTCCGTGTCTGCGGACGCGAAGCGCAACGCCTTCTACACGAAGTGCCCGGAGCAGCAATCGACCAAGCCCTACGCGATGTGCCAATACATCGCGGCCAATCAGGGCGACGACTCGATCAAGACGCTCTACGGCGATTGTCTGAGCGCGATTCACCGCGGCCGCTGCGTCGCGGTCGGTATGCGCGAGGAAGAGGAGCTCAAGGGCCAGGCAATTTACTTCGTCGAGCGCGTCAAAGGCGAGGCGCTGGTCGCCGCGCAGACGACGTGGGCCGCAAGCGCGCCGAAGCGCGGGTATCAGCGCAACAAGTATTCAGAGGGCGCGAGCTTGCAGCCCGCGCCGCGCGTCGCTATCCCGCGCCCGAGCACGCCTGCGCCCGCACCGAAGAAACCCGCGTTCGAGTTCGACGGCAACATCTACGCCGCCGCGCTAAACGCCGCAGTGAAGAAGGAGCGCAACGCAACTAACGATCAGGCTACGCCTGCAAAGGTGACGCCCGCCGCTGCCGCGCCGGTCGCACCGACCCCGGCTCCCCAGCCGGAAGCCGCACCCGCACCCATCAACATGACCAGGCGCGCGGGCGAGTCGCCTCTCGAAATGGCTCGCCGCCTTCGCGCACAACAAGGGAGTAAGTAACACATGACTTCGATGACATCCTGCCAGGCATTCAAGGCGATCGAGAAAATCGCCGCGACGTCCCGCAAGAAAGACAAGGAGGCGATGGTCAAGCAGTTCCTCGCCTTCGACACGTTCAAGCGCGCGATCATCGCCGCGCTCGACCCGCTCGTGACCTACGGCATGCAGCAGGTGCCGGATCGCATCGACGGCGCAGCACCGGGCGCCAACACGTTCGAGAACGCGCCGATCTGGGAGACGCTCGACAAGCTGGCAAAGCGCACGCTCACCGGCAACGAAGCGCGCGACGAGGTGCAGCGCCTGATGACCTTCCTCACGCCCGAGTCGGCCGAGCTCTTCAAGCGCATCATCCGCAAGGACTTGCGTGCGGGCTTTTCCGAATCGACCGTCAATAAGGCATGGAAGGGCCTCATCCGCGAGTTCCCCTACATGCGCTGCGCGCTGCTCAAGGATGCGAAGCTCGACACCTGGACGTGGGCCGAGGGCGTCATCTCGCAGGAGAAGGCCGACGGCATGTTCATGAATATCGACCACGAGGAGGGCGGTGTGGTCCGCATGACTAGCCGGCAGGGCACGCCATTCGATGTCGATGCGTTCGGCGAGTTTGCGGATCGCGTGCGTGCGCTGCTCACGCCGGGCACGCAGACGCATGGCGAGATGGTCGTGTTCGTCAATGGCAAGCTCGCTGCGCGTGAAATCGGCAACGGCATTCTGAACCGCGTAGCCGCGGGCGGCGCGTTCGGCCCGGACGAATCCCCGCTGTTCTACGCATGGGATCAAATCCCGCTGGCTGCGGTCGCGCCGAAGGGCAAATACGAAGTCGGTTATCGCGATCGGCTGGTCGCGATGGCGGCGGGCCTGAAGAAAGGTGTGCCCACGCTCCAGCTCGGTCAGGCGATGATGATTCAGGTGATCCCGACGAAGCTGGTCAAATCGCTGGAAGAGGCGATGGTTCACTACCGCGAGCTGCTGGCGAAGGGCAAGGAAGGCACCATCATCAAGAACGGGGCCGCGATCTGGCGCGACGGCACGAGCAAGGAGCAGATCAAGCTCAAGCTCGAAGTGGACGTCGATCTGGTCATCACGGGCATCGCACCGGGACGCGTGGGGACGAAAAACGAAGGCCGCGCCGGCGCGTTCAACTGCTCGAGCTCGGACGGCCAGCTGCGCGTCGATGTGACGGTCAAGAACGAGGATCTCCGGACCGCGGTTGACGCGAACGGCGATGACTTCATCGGTCGCATCATCGCAGTGCGGGCGAACGCGGTGATGAAGCCGAGCGAGAGCAGCGAGTTTCATTCGCTCTTCCTGCCGCGCATGGTCGAGGCGAGCTACCGGACGGACAAGAGCGAAGCCGACAGCCTCGAGTCGATCCTCGCACAGTTCGACGCCGCGGTCGGCGCGTCGCCGGCGAAGGTTGCGGAGGCCGCCTGAGATGGAACAGCTGACTCTCCCTGCGATCCTCGCAGCGTCGCCGGCGCCCTGGACCTCGCAGGTGAACTTCGACGGCATCGGCGGCTGCCGCATGATTGATGCGAAGGGTGCCGAAGTGCCGCTGCTGTCTATAATCGCGTTCGCGGGCATTCTCACCGCGACCATCGCCATGCAGAAGGCTTCACAACAGCCCGCGCAGGCACAACAGCCCGCATAACACAGCGCGTTGCACCACAGAAAGCCCGGCCAAGAGCCGGGCTTTCGCCGTTGCGGAACGTCGAAGCGGGGCCGTATCATGTGCGCAATTCAGGAGAAAGGGCACATGACCTACAAGACCTTCACGCTCGGCGACCTACGCACGCTGCTCGCGCCGCTACCGACCACCCGCAAGCAAGCAGTTCTCTACACGCTCGACACGCGCGGCACGCTCGACTACACGACCGTCCTCGGCTGGAAGGAGGCGCTGCGCACGCCCGCGAGCGAGTTCGCGAAGGACATCATTCGCGCACAGCCGCGCCACCTGCGCCTGGACTACGTGTTCTGGGAGTATCACGAGACGGGCCAGGCCGCGCCGCTTTTCGGGCTCGAGGATAGCCTGCGGGAAGTGACGATGGGACGGAGCTTTGGCGAGCTGCAGGAGCTCTACGACCGAATGATCTGGATCGACAGCAGGGTGGAAGCGGAGCACTTCGTGCACACGCTGCTCAAGGAGCTGAATTAGAGATTGCGCCGGCGTGCGTGCAGGACGTTCAAGATGTCGATCCGCTTTAGCATGATGCGGTAGACGACGATGTAGTTCGGCAGAACGACCATCTCTCGCGTGTTCGGCCTGCGGCCCTCGCGATAGACATAGGGGTGATCGGGAAGTGTGGCGGCCGCAGCAAGGATCGTCTCTTGCACGAAATCTGCGGCGTCGATGCTGTCTTTGCTTATGTGTTCGTGGATTTCGTCGAGTCGGCGTTCAGCACGCGGGGTCCAGTTAACCACCACGCGCTTTTCTCCGCTCTGCGGCACGCGCGCGCAGGTTCGCGACAACCTGATCGTGCGGGATCAACTCGCCGCGATCAGCTTCAGCCAGGCCCGCTTCGACCTCTTCACGGAACCACTTGTCGTAGGCTTCAGCCTCTTCCTTCGTGTCATGCCCGCTGACGGCGGGTTCGGTCCAGATATTTCCCATGAGTCACCTCATTCAGATGCCTTCATGATAGCGCGTGCAGCTTGGCACGTCACCGCGTCGTCTGCGGCGTGAACCCCTACCTGGTCGTGTTTGTTGATCATCGTTCTTCCTATGTCGTATTGATCAGGAGAAACGTGCTCGCGCTTGACGAAGCCACGATAGAATAAAGCGCACCCACCGTCGCGGCCACGTGAGCCGTATGTTCAGCAAAGGCAGATGACATGAGCGTTGAGGAAGCAAAAAAGAGAGCGCTGGCAATCGTTCGGGAAAAGGGGCTGGACGTCGCCCTGATAACCGCGTTCCTTGAGACGCGGCATTACGCATCGTGGAGCAAACGGGACGATTTCGCCAAATACAATATTGGCCTGTCGAACATATCTGGCGGACCGATGCCCGTGACGGTCGGATTCGCGAGCGGGAACGGCAACTCTGTGACAGCACAGCTGGACGGCATCGTGTTCACGCTGCGGGGCGTGTGGTATCTGCCTATGTCGTTTGATAGCAGTATCGCGACCGACATCTATGAAGGCGTCGAACTGTTGCTCGGTAACGATGTCGTGCTTGCTGGGGTGTATCAGGCGCGTGACCACGACGCGTGCATCCCGGCTCAATTTTCGCTGGTCAGCGTTGAGGGTTACCACTCAAGTCCGACGGCGGAACAGCTGCTCACGAAAATTTCAGATTTGATCAAGGCACACAAAGCGAAGCAAGCGGCCGAGCGCCAGGCCGCGGAAACGGAAAAGTATCGTGGCAAGTTCTCCTTTGACTAGGAGTTCCTCTGCGGTTTTCTTTTCACGCCTGCACAGGCTAGTTGACATAATACAAATTATCACCGTTTTGGGGCCAGATCATTTTTTGTCGTCCATGAGCTGGACAAGGCCGGGGAAGCATTAGCGTTATTTTTGCTTGTCCGGTTTCAGTTTTATGCCTTGCAGTATGCACATAGCCTCCCTAAGGTCGTCACCTTCTCGTTTCGGCCGCGCTGCTCGCGCTGCTCGCGCTTCTGGGGTGCACACATCCGCCGAGGTCAGCTTTGTCGCTGAGGCGGGAGCGGGTGCGCTTGCTGGTGCGATTGGGGGTGCGCTTGCAGTTGCGGGTGCGGTTGCAGTTGTGGGTGCGGGTGCGGGTGCGGGTGGAGAACCTACAGCCTTGGGTGGTGGACCGGGAGACGGCTCAGCCGGCAGCAACCTATCTAACATCGCCATATACAACTCGGCCTTCTTATCCTTGTCGATGTTGTCTCTCGACATCATCTGGCAAAAGAGATAGAGCAGTCGATACTTTACATTCGCCTGCTCCGATGTCGGCACGTCGGCGAGATTTTGCGTCACCTGACTCATGTTCCTCTCAACGTTCCCGCCGATGTCTACAATCTTGTATAACGTTTTTGCTCCGGCGCGAGCCTTTTCCTCGGACCTCTGTGTGAGTTGGATGCGCGGGTCGAGTGGAGAGCAATCGTAGACGGGATCGTCGGCCAGCGCTTCGGTAGGACAAGCGACGGCGAAAACCGAAAACGCCGCAGCCGCGATGGAACGTTCCGTGTTCTTCAAATGACGCATGATGTTTGCCCCTGCTAACTGGCATTGCCTGTCGGCAAAAAAAGACTTTACGCCACCCGGCACCACCATGATTGAGCGTAGGCAGTTCCGTCCACAAACTCAATGCCAGTCAGCACAAACCCGAGCGGACCCATCCATGACAGCGCTGCGTCGTGCAGCGGCGGGAGCGGCTGCGGATCAGCTGCGCCGCCGGTCTGAAAGCGCGCGATGTTGGTGTAGCGGTTCAGCGCCGAGGACTTTTCCTGGCCGACCACCATGTCGCCCCGAACACCGGGCGCTCGCTGGACGTCGGCGTGATCTTGCGCCTTGCCGCGCACGCGCATGGGTGTAGCTTGAATCAGCATAATTACCAGATGCGTTGAATTGCTGTGACCAGCGTGGCCGCCGCGAAAATAAACGCGTAAAAAGCAATCATGGCTTTGACGATGCCAAGTAAGTGCCGGGTCGCGCGGCCCGTTCGTCGTGCCAAAATTTCGACGCCAGGGTCGACGGCCTTCTCCTCGGTTGTCTTCTGCTCAATTTTTGCGAGAGTTCCGTCAATGAGAGTCTGCTGCGGCTCGCTGACCTCCCGTCTTAACTCTTTCAGCTCGGCTACCAACTCGTTCATGTCCTTCTGAATTCTCGCTGCTTTCTCGTCTCGGAGCTTCTCAATCTCCAGCAGCCCTTTTTTGATCGTTATTGCACTAGAGAGGATTGTCGCAATTCCGACCAATGGGACGACGATTGCCGCTAGCACTTTAAGGACGTCGATCAAGCTATCGGGCATGGTAACAACTCAAAAATTCGATTCCAGCCATGCCCTCGCCCACGCGATCCCGCGCTCGAAGGCCGCGGCCTCGGTGTCGAAGTAGCCGATGTCGGTGAAGTGGAAAATGTGCCCCATGTCGTCCTCGCCCAACGAGCCTCGCTCGACCTCGACCCACGCGTGCCAGTGATGGCCCTTCTTTTGGGGAACCGAGTGGATCGTCCACTCGTGATGCTCGACCTTCATTGAAAACTCTCCACAGGCTTACCCACCGTTTCTGTGGATAAGTCGATACGTTCGGGCCTGACAGTTAGTTGCATCAAAGCGGCAGCGTGCCTTGGGGATTGCGCCGGAATTCGAACCGAATGTCCGTCACCTTGCGCCCCTCCTTAATCGGCGACCACGTAATGTCCCATCCGTCTTTCTCCTGCAACTCCTTCACGGCGACCTCGATGATCTGCTTGCGAGCGTCCTTGAAGTTCTGCAGATGGCTCGGCTTCGCGTCCATCGCGTGCAGGAAGTCCTTGATGGGCATCTGACGCCAGCCGGTGTCTTTGAACTGCATGAGGAGCTCGAGCAGCCGCCACGAGTAGATCGAGCGAAGCTCCGACGCCTGGCGCAAGAGATAGGTCGTGTGGTTGCCTCGCAGCACCATCAGATACGGCGTCGCTTCCGGCGAGAAGCGCAGCTCCACCCACCCTGCCCTGTCCACGTAAGTCGCCCCGCTCACCCACCGATCCTTGTGGGCCGCGATCGCACCGCGCTGCACCGGCTCGGTCCAGGTGATCCATCGCTCCGCGAGCCCCTCGACGCCGGACTTCAGTTGCTCGTAGGCGGTCGTGGGATCGAGATTGAATGTCTCGGCGTATTCCTTCGCTGTCAGTCGCACCTTGTAGCGGTTGTGACTGTCAAGGCGCACACTGTCGATCTTCGCGGCGCACGACTTGACGATGCGCTGCTCGGCAAGCGTCTTGAGCCCATGCGAGGCGACCAGGAGGTCGTTGTGCATGGAGACGTGTCGATCAACGAGACTCAGCCCAGGAGTGGCGTGCTTGAGCTTCATTGGGAGGAATTCCGGTTTCGCGGGAGCGGCTTATTGGGAGTGATCGGATTTTGCACCCCCTTTTCTCCTTTGTCACTGGGAGGATTTCCGATTCAATGGGAGGAAAACCGGGTTACTGGGAGGATTTCCGGGTCCGGGAGCCTGTGCATAACCCTACTTCGACCGGCTTTTCTCCCAATGCGTGACCGGTCGCCCTCCTACTTTGACCGGTCGCCCACCCATTTAACCCGGAATCTCTCCCATTACCTGCCTGCAAACCCATGCTGGGTAAGGCTTTGAGCCGTATACAAACGTTTAAGAACGTATACAAACCACGCGCGAGTAGGCTGTGAACAACTTCTCGCATCTCTTTGATTACCCGGGATTCCTCCCAATCCAAATATCCCGGGAATCCTCCCAATTCGCGTAACCCGGAAATTCTCCCAATAGGACAAGTCCTAAAAGGCAGTCTGCAAAGGGGTGGTCAGTCCATGCCCAGGCGCTTCTTCTCGCGCGCGACTTCCTTGGCTACCGCCTCGGCGATGAAGTCGTTCTTGGTCTTGCCGAGCGCGAAGCAGAGCAGGTTCAAATCCTCCTTCAGCGCTGGCGGGATGCGAACCGGCTGCTGCACCGGCGTCTCCTTCTTCGGCAGCGCCGCGCGGATGGCCTGCAGATCCACACCTTTACCCACGCGAACCGGCGCCCTCCTCTCTGCAACGACCACCGGCTCAGGTGCTTGGTCCTCTATCTCCCCCGCCTGAGCTGCGGGCGCCGGCTCATCAATGGCCGCCGTCTCTGCATTCAGGCTGTCGAGCCACGCTTTGCTTTTCGGTGCGCTCATCGGGTCTTTGCTCATGAAAACACTCCAAGGTAAAGGTCTTTCATTTCGTTGGCAGCGGCACTATCCCAATCCCGGCCCGAGAGCTCGGACACCGCCCTCCCCTGCGCATTGGCGAACTTGTAGGTTTCACGCGTCGCGACCAGCTTCGTCAGGACCGGCAGCTTGTCCTCGAACGGCTCCAACTGTTTGATCATCGACTTGGTGAAGCGCTTGCGCGGATCGGCCTGATTGAGCACCACGCGAATGTCGATCTGGCGTTTGTAGCTGCCGACCAGTGCGTGTAGATCGGGCACCGTGTCGAGGTCCATCTGCGACGGGATCAGGGGCGCGAGCACCTTTTCAGCGACCGCCAGGCCGAAGCGGAAGCCGTCCGAGTCCTTACCACCCACGTCGATGAAAACGTCCTGATACTGATCGGTGAGACGATCGAGCACCTCGGCGAATTCCTGCTTCGTGATCGGCTTGCGCGGTTCCCACCGCTCGACATGGACCTGCGGAAGAGCCGGGTCGTTAGCGCGGCGTGCCGCCCACTTCGCGGTGCTGTTTTGTCCGTCGAGGTCGAATACGGCAACCGTGCGCTTGAGCGATGCCCGGATCGCTGCCAAATTCTGGGTGAAGGTAGATTTGCCCACGCCTCCCTTCTCTGTTCCCACCATAATTACGGCCATAGAAGCCTCGATTGAATGTGTGAATTGTGCGTAGAGTAAAGGCTTGCGCCCCACACTTCAAGTAGATTATGAGCATTTGGAACTACGTCGGAGCAATGCAAGCCACTATTCAACCGAGGTATCAAGGTATGTTGGTATCAAGATACCAACCGAGGTATCAAAATACCGCCGGACGGAGAAACGCCGTTGTAGCCGAAGCAAGGTAGATCGGTCTGAGGCGAGGCAACGCGCAACTAAGTTTGTTTGGTCAGTAGGTCGGTCTGCCGAGAGCGAGCGTGAGACGATTCTCTCTATTGTGCGAGCGCGCACACAAGCCCCAACGCTACAGAGAGATCAATCGATGGCCCTAAGAAGCTGGCAAGGTGAGAGTAAAGCTTGATCGGCAGAACGCGATCAAAGAAGGGACCAGCCAAACAAAAAACCCACGTCTGAGCGTGGGTTCATATCCAACAAGTATGCGCCAATGGGTGCTCCCTTATTTGTCTGTTCGCTTGTTGTAATCCTTCAGAACATGGCGAATTGCTCCATTGAACTCAGGATCGTCAAAGTCCACGTCAGCACCTTTGAGCTCTTCCGAGACTATCCGCTGGAAGTCTTTCTGCGATTTCGTCACGAACTTGTCGCCGAGCACCTCGTCGATGACCTTCCATGCATCCGGCATGTATTCGTTCATCACGAGCTTCAGTAAGTGCGCCGGATCGACTCCCAACACGATCGCCATTGCTCGGACCTTGTTGATCGGCAGCTTGGTCTTGCCTTGCTTGAACAGCGTGATGACGTTGCGGTTCGGATATTCGAGCGCATCGCATATCTCAGCCTGCGTCTTGCCGCTCAAGTCGATCGCGCGAGTGATGTATTCCGCCACCGAGAGTGGCTGCTGTTTCTTCGTGGTCATGTTTCCCCCAGATTGTTAGTAATTAGTGACATACAGATTGTGAGAACAAATTGGTAACCGCTAACTTTCCCTCATGTGTTTGATTATAGAACGCAAAATTGGTTGCCGAGAAAAAAACACTGCCGATGCTGATGGCGATGCTGTTTGCTGAAGTTGCATCGTGTTCGGTCGCGCACACTACAATATAAGTTAGACGTTACATAACAAGTGACGTAATTCTAACCCTACCGAGGAGTTGCCTGATGTTGCAGAATTTCACCATCGTGTCCCTGAGCCAAGACCAGGCGATCGTTCTGTTGGCCGAGACGATCGAGGCCGGGAGCACGTTGGATGGGGGTTCGGTGCAAACGACCGTATGCCGTCATCCCGCGATTGGCGAGCTCATCCTGGTCCAGAACGCACTCGGGACGTCTGCCGTAGCACTCGACAAAGCCCAAATTCCTGCGTTAAGTGATTGGTTATCTCCTAGTCTGACCCATTGAGCGCCAAGACGCGACCGTTAGACTTTTGTCTATCGAATTAAAACCGTTGTTTTTTCTCAATAGGGGAATGACCATGCAGGTGAACAATCGTGTCCTCGTGATGCGCGAGGCGATCACCAAAATTGTGCCGATGTTAACTCAACGCTCAGTGCGCGTGACGCAGCAAGGCACGCAAGCATTCGTTGAATACCACGGGACCACGCTGGAGGTGAAGCGCGTCAACCTGCCGTATATCCCCGAAGACGCCAGCGACCAACTGCTCGACGCGACGCAGGGCTTCCTCGATCACGAGGTCGGCCACGTCCTGTTCACCGAGCAGCGCTTTGTGAAAAAGGCCGCGAAGCTCAAGGTCCACTCGCTGCACAACATGGTCGAGGACACGTTCGTCGAGCGGAAGATGGGCGAGAAGTTTCCGGGCTGCGGCTCGAACCTGACGCGCATGCACGGGTTCTTCCTCACCGAATACATCGACACTCAGCTCGCCGAAAAGCCCGAGCACTCAGCCGCAATCCTGATGGTGGTTGCGATTCGTGCATGGGCGGGCCAGCCCGCCTTCGTCGACTACATGAAAGACAAGTGGGAGTTGATGAAGGACGTCGTTGACCGTCTCGGTGCCGACTTCCCGAAGATGGTCCGGGGCGTAGACAGCACCGAGCAGGCGCTCAAGGTCGCGATCGAAGCGAAGAAGCGCCTCGAACCGAAACCGCAGCCGACGCCGCCCGCGCCGCCGATGACCCCGCCGCCGGCACCGCCCGAGCCGCCGAAGTCGAGCACGCCGCCCGAAGAGCCGCAAGAACCGCAGCAGGGCGGCCAGGGTGACGGCGAGCCCGACGAGGAAAACGAGAACGACGAGCCGCAGCAGCCCAACGACATGCCGAACTTGGGCGAGCCGGAACCCGAGCAGAGCGCGCCGAGCACCCCGCAGCCGGAAGGTGACGACGAGGACGACGAACCGAAGGGTGAGGAAGAACAGGAGCCCAACGGTGAGGAGGTTCAGGAGCCGGAACCCGAGCCGACGCCCGAAGCGGGTGACGAGGAAGACGAGCCCGCACCTGCGCCGAGCAACGAAGCGGGCGATGAGTCCGACGAGGGCGAAGGTGACGACAGCGACGACGAGGATGAAAACTCGAGCGGTGGCATGTCGGGCGAGGAAGGGGAGAACGACAGCGACGCCGAAGACGAAGGTGCACCGAGCGGCGCGGGTGACGGTCTGCCCGGCGGTGAGCAGTCTGAGGACAGCGCCGAGAGTGACTCGGGCGACGCAGGTGGTGAGGACGAGAACGGGGCCGGTCAGCAGGACGCGGGCGACCAGCACGGTCACGGCACGCCGGAAGCAGGGGAGGGCGATCCGACCGGTGGGCGCGATCCGAACGACGATCGCGACTTCATGAAGGAGCTCGAGGACGCTGATATCAAGGAGTTCGACGAGGCTGCGGCCGAAGCGCTCTCGAAGCAAGCCGTCGAAGCGACCAAGGGCGCGGATTACACCGTGTTCACCCGCGATGAGGACGTGATCGGCGTGCTCGAAGTGCCGGAGGAGTTCGGGCAAGAGACGGTCACGCACATGCAATCGAAGGTGGACCACATGATCGGCCCGCTCCAGAAAGACCTGCAGCGCGCCATTGCTGCCCGCTCGCAAGCAATCTGGACAGGTGGGCACCGGCGCGGCCAGCTGCACGGTGCCTCGCTTGCCCGCGTGCTGACCGGCCGCGAAGACGTGTTCCGCCAGAAGCAGGTGTCGCGCACGAAAGACGTCGCCGTGTCGCTGCTCGTCGATGGCTCGGGCTCGATGTGGCAGCACGGCAAGATCAAGGTGGCCTCATACGCCGCGTATGCGCTCTCGGCCGTGCTCGACAACATCGGCATCACCAACGAGGTGCTCGCCTTCAGCACGAACGAGTTCAGCTACGGCACGCTCAAAGCGATGAGCGAGGAGGCCAGCCAGCACCGCCTGCGTTACTCGCGGGGCGCCGCACTTGAGATCCGCATCCTCAAGTCGTTTGCTGAGCGCATGACGCCGATCGTGCGCCGTCGCTTCGCGCTGCTCTCGCAGGGTGATGCAATGATGCAAGAGAACGTCGATGGCGAGAGCGTGCAAATCGCGAACCACCGTCTCCAGCAGCAGCGCGCGACGCGCAAGGTGATGATGGTGCTCTCGGACGGGATGCCTGCGGTCAACGGGCACCGTGCCCCGATCCTCGCGAAGCACCTCAAAGAGGTCGTCAAGCAGATCGAGAAGCGCGGCACCGACGTCGTAGCGCTCGGCATTCTCGACCCGTCGGTTAAACAGTTCTACGACCGCGCGCTCGTCCTGAATTCGGTCGAGGAGCTGCCGTCGCTGGTCATGAAGGAACTTCACCGCCTCCTGGTGCAGTAAATCTTCCCGCAGGTGAATCACTTTGCCTGCATAGGATAGTAAGTGGTGACTTGACGTAGCCAAGAGTAACCACTTACTATTTCACCTGTAGCGAATCACAACCAATTTTAATTTTTCTCTGCATCGGAGGATTCAATGAGCGATACCGGCGACAAGATCTCTTGCCAGGAGTGCGGCGCGCTGACCCACGCGATCCAGTTGCACCTGCCGGAAGCCCACCCGGGCATGACCCTCGCCGACTACCAGGCGAAGTTTCCCGAAGCACCTGTGCTGTCCGAGCGCGCGAAAGCCGAGCTCGAGCGCCAGCGTGTCGCAAAGGCCGCTGCAGCGCCCGCAGTCACCGCCTCGATGGCCGGTAGCGCGCTGCTCGCTAACGTGGTCGCGCTGAACCCCGACGGCAAGACGACCGCCGCGATGCACGAGATCTTCGGCTTGGTCGATGGTCATGGGAAACCTGTCGCAGCTGCCTTGAGCTCGCGCAAGGAACCCGTGCCGGTCACGATCTTCGCCTCCCCGCGCGACGCCGACATGGTGCCCGAGATCGACGCAGGCTTCATTTTCGACATCGAAAACCTGAAGAATGCGCTGATGGCGATCGAGCTCCGCAAGAACCTCTACGTGTGGGGTCACGCCGGCACCGGTAAGACGACGCTGATCGAACAGGTCGCGGCGCGCACCGGGCGTCCGGTCATTCGGGTGCAGCACTCGATCGGCACTGAAGAGTCGCACGTCCTCGGTCAGTGGGTGGTGCGTGGCGGGCAGACCGAGTTCCAGCCGGGCTTGCTCCCGCTCGCGATGCGCAACGGGTGGACCTACCTCGCGGACGAATACGACTTCGGTAACCCCGCGGTCCTCGCGGTCTACCAGCCGATTCTCGAACCGGGCAAGAGCCTGGTCATCAAGGATGCGCCCGACGAATGGCGCGTCGTGAAGCCGCACGAGAACTTCCGCTTCGTCGCAACGGGCAACACCAACGGTTCCGGTGACGACACGGGCCTCTATCAGGGCACGCAGATTCAGAACGCCGCGAACTACGACCGTTTCGGGATGGTCCTCGAAGCCACCTACATGAAGCCGGAGCTCGAGTCGGCGATTCTCGTGCAGCGCTGCCGGATTCAGAAGAAGAACGCCGACTCGCTGGTCGATTTCGCAAACCGCGTGCGCGAAGCCTACAAGAACAAGGAGATCGGCAGCACGATCTCCCCGCGATGCCTGATCGACGCGGCCGACATCGGTCTGCGACGCGCGAACTGGCGCGCGGGCGTGACGCTCTCCTTCATCAACAAACTCTCTGCGGTAGACCGCGCTGTCGTCGACGGCGTTGCATCGCGCATCTTCGACAAGTAATCGGATAAGTAACAGGTAACTATCATGCAATTGGCCCAATCGACTGTAACGAATGCCCGCACCTCCACGCGCTACGAGGACCACACGGGGATGCTGCACAAACTGGCAAAACGCGGCTGGGGCCGGTTGCAGGAGGCAGGGCTCTCCCTGCCTTACGACGACGTGTTCCAGCAGATGTGCGAGTCGTTCGTGAAGTGTCAGGCGACCTACAAGGCTGACACCGGCTTCACGTTCTCGGCGTATTACGGTCGCTCGATCTGGAACAACTTCAACAAGTGGGCCGAGCGCCAGATCGAGGAAAAGCACACGCTTGGCCTCGTCTCGGTCGAGTCGCTGTGCGGCGCTGACGATGAAGGGGAGGGCGACGCCTACGAATTCATCGAGCAAGAGGACGAAGACGACACGCCCGAAGATCGCCTGGCCGCGCGTCAGGAGAGCCACCGGCTCGCCCGCATGCTCTCGGACGACGCGAAGCGCATGGTGGCGCTGCTCGCGCACCAGACCCCGGCGCTTGAGCGCTGGATGGAGGAGCGCAACGCCCGGATGCTCAAGAAGACGCATCACATCAATCTGTGGCTGCTCGGCGAGTTCCTCGGTTTCGACCGCAACAAGACGAGCCGCCTGCGCCTGGAGCTCGAACGCGTCTACGGCGTGGAGCTGTAATGAGCCACCCTAGCTGCTTCGGGCTGCCGTCGGTATTCGCGGCCGGCACGCAGACCTGCACGGCGTGCGCCTCCCGCGCGCTATGCGTGCCCGCCTGCTACTCGATGCTCGTGTCGCTCTCCGAGAAGATCGATGTGGCGGCACCGCTCGCGCAGCTAGAGCGCACGGCCAAGGTTGTGACCGCGCAGTCGATACCCGCGCCCACGGTCGAAACGACGATCGCGGCGCCCGCACCTGCCGCGGTGCGCGTGAACCTGGAGTGCGGTGCGCGCGAGCAAGAGTTGCTTGCGAGCCTGCCTGTTCGCGCGCAGAAGGTCATGCGCCCGCTTCTGAAGCGCGGCGGTGACGCACGCGCACGCCTCGCGCTCGCGAAAGGGCAGAACCCCTTCGACGGGCGCGGCCCGCAGTGGTTGCGGCTTGCGGGCGAGAAGCTCCTCGCCGGCGGCTTCACGAAGGGCGACCTGCGCCGCGCCTACATCAACGAATACGGGTGGTCGGAAGCGACCGCCTTCTCGCGCGTGTCCATCGTGGTGTCGGTGATTCCGGCGCTGCGTCTGGGCCGCGTCGCGGGCGATACGGTGCTTCGCACGCCAACGCCCGCCCGCGATCATTGATACATCAACCCATTCACCGCAGGAGCTCAAGTTGAATATCAAGCATCTGCTTTCCGCGAGGTCGGACTTCTCGCTCGGGGAGTCCACGCTGCAGGTCGGCACCCTGATCGAAACCGCGAAGGCACAGGGTTACGAGACGGTTGCGCTGGTGGACAACATGTCCATCTCCAACATGGTCGCGTTCACGGACAAGGCGAAGAAAGCGGGGATCAAGCCGATCGTGGGCTGCACGATCCGCATGGTCGACGATCCGACCTACCGCAAGCCGCCGAAGGCGTCGGGCGAGGTCGAGCGTCCGAACCCGCTCGTCATGCTCAAGGTCTACGCGAAGACCGACGCGGGCCTGCGCAGCCTCATGAAGCTGCTCTCCAAGGGCAACAGCCCGGAATACTTCTACTATCACTCGCGGGTGGGCCTCGAGGACGTGCTGCAGCTGGAAGAGTGCGCGGTCGCGACCGGTGACTTCTACGGCCTGTTCCATCACAAGCGGTGGGAGGAGATCGCGTATCGCCTGAGCGAGAAGTTCGGCCGCGACTTCTGTGTGGAGTTCGTGCCCGGCGCGACGCCGCTGCACAAGACGCTCAACAAGCTCGCGCTCACCTGCCTCGACCGCTTCACCGCGACGCCGATCGGCACCTGGCCCGCGCTCTATGCGACCGACGATCAGGCCGACAGCCTCGACGTGCTGCGCGCGATTCTCGGCAACAACAAGATGACCGACCGGTGGCTGAACAAGCCCTACCTGCGGAACTTCTCGGTGCGCGCGCCGGGCGATCTGGTGAAGGCGCTCGTCGCCGAAGGCTTGCCCGCGAAAGAGATCATCAAAGGCAACCAGGCGCTTGTCGATTCGTGCACGTTCGAATTCAAGAAGCTCGACCCGTGCCTGCCGAAGATGGCAGAGGACGAGTTCAAAGCGCTCTGCGCCGAAGTCGCGAAGGGCTGGGCGCAACGCTTTGCGGCGCCCGTGCTCGGGCACAAGCCGGAACCCGAAGAGCTGCCGCAATACAAAGCGCGGCTCGCCTACGAGCTCGACGTGCTCCGCAAAATGGGCTTCTCGGGCTACTTCCTGCTCGTGCAGCACATCGTCCAGTGGAGCAAGCAAAACGGAATTTTGGTCGGTCCCGGCCGCGGGAGCGTTGGCGGTTCCCTCGTCGCTTACCTGATGGGAATCACGGACGTCGATCCGATCCGCTTCAATCTGCTGTTCGAGCGCTTCATCAATCCGGAGCGTCTCGACTTGCCCGACGCCGACCTCGACTTCATGTCCAAGCGCCGGCACGAGGTGATCGATTACATCGCCACTCACTTCGGGCGCGAGAACGTCGCGGGCGTGTCCAACTACAACACGATGGGCGCCGCGGGCGTGATGCGCGATACGTCGCGTGTCCACGAACTCAACCCGTTCGACTATGCCTGCTCGAAGCAGATGGAAAAGCAGCACGGGGTGTCGCTCTCGCTGGAGGAGTCGGCCGCGATCGTGCCAGAGATCGACAAGTTCAAGGGCAGCTTCCCGGACATTTGGAAGCACATGGTGAACCTCGAAGGTGCCGCGCGCGGTCTTGGGCAGCATGCAGCGGGCGTCATCGTCGCGGGCGAGCCGATCGTCAACCGCGCCGTGGTCGAAACCCGCACGGGCGGGCCGGTCTGCAATTGGGACAAGCGAACGGTCGAGGACTTCGGGCTCATCAAGATGGACATTTTGGGCTTGACTAACCTCGACGTGATGAAGCTCGCCGCCGACTACATCAAGGAGCGGCACGGCAAGACGATCGACTTCCTGCGGCTGCCGCTCGACGACAAGAAGGTGCTGGAAGCATTCGGGCGGGGCGACACCACGGGCGTGTTCCAGTTCGAGTCGCCCGGCATGCGCCGGCTCTTGCGTGAGATGGCGCTATCGGGCGCGGTGACGTTCGACGATCTGGTGGCGGTGGTCGCGCTGTATCGCCCGGGTCCGCTCGACGCGGGTCTGTGCGACGACTACGTGGCGATCAAGCAGGGTTCCAAGCAGCCGTATTACGAGCACCCGAACATGGCCCCTGCGCTCAAGGACACCTACGGGGTGATCGTGTATCAGGAGCAGGTGATGCAGATCGCGCGTGACCTGGCGGGCTTCTCGATGGCGGGCGCCGACCATCTGCGTAAAGCGATGGGTAAGAAGGACAAGGAGAAGATGGCCGAAATGCGCGACAAGTGGGTGGCCGGTTGCGTGTCGCACTCGGGCATGACCGAAGGCTCGGCCAATGCGCTCTTCGACAAGATCGAAGTGTTCGCCGGATACGCCTTCAACAAATCGCACTCAGTGGAGTATGCGGTCATCAGCTGGTGGACGATGTGGCTGAAGGTCAACTACCCGGCCGAATACTTTGCGGCCTCGCTCACTGAGATCGACAAAGAAGAGAAGCGCGAGCCGCTCGTGCAGGATGCGCGGCGCATGAGCATGCAGGTGTTGCCGCCCGATATAAACCGGTCAAGCGCCCGGGTAGAGATCGTGGGCGAGGATAAGCTCTACGCCCCGTTCCAGGCGCTCAAGGGTTTATCCGAGAAGGCGGCAGGCTACATCGTAGACGCACGCATAAAGTGGGGCAAGCCGTTCGCGAACCGCACCGACTTCGACGCCGCAATGAAGGCGGCAGGCTACACCGGCCGGCACATCAACCAGGCGGTCAAGGACAAACTCGTGCTGATCGGTGCCTTCGCCGAGTGCGAGGGCGACAAGGTGCCCGCCATGCACCCCGATCGGCTGAAAAACCGCATCGAGCTACTGCCAGGTTTCACGGTCGATACTGTGAAAGCTGACCGAACGCTTAACGCTGAGCACCTCGCCTTGCTGCAATTGGTGCGCATCGGTGAGGAGACGCGCTCGTGCGAGAAGTGCTCGCTCAAGGGCGGCTGTCACCCGATGCCGCGCATCGGGAAGACGCCGAAGTTCATGGTCGTGTCCGACAACCCGAACTGGCAGGAGGAAAAGGCAGGGAAGCTCCTCGAAGGCGATAACGCGAAGCTCGTCATCAACGCGTTGAAGGAAGCGGGGCTCTCGGCACAGGACGGGTATTTCACGACGCTCGTGAAGTCCGGCAAGCCGAAGGATCAGAAGACGCTCACGAACGAACAGATCAACGGTTGCTCCGAATACCTCAAGCGCGAGCTGGAGATTCTCAAGCCGCCGGTGGTCGTGACACTCGGGAGCAACGCGGCGCGCTTCTTTGCGCCGGGCGTGAAGGGCGGCTCGATGGAGCTCGCGGGCAAGGTCATCTTCGACCCGAAGCTCGACGCCTCGATTGTTTTTGGCATCAACCCGGGGCAGATTTTCCATGACCCGGGCAAGTATTCCGTTTTGCAAACCGTGGCCGCGAAGGTGGCCGACCTTATCACCTGACACTCAAGGAACAAACATGAGCACCGATACGCTCTCGATCGAAGAAATGGCTGCCCTCGTCGGCGACCTGGAGAACCCGCCCGTCGCCGGCGCGAACGCCGCAGTGACCACGCCCACCGTAGCGGCTGCCGCCAATGCGCCGGCCGCCACCACAGCGCCGGCGCCCGCGGTCACGAAGTCGGGCCTGAAGGTCTTCGTGGACGTGGCGCAGCTCAAGAAGGATCTGCAGGTCAACCCGAACGATCTGGACGATGCGGTCATCAGCCAGGCACCGATGTTCGTGCATTACGCGCAGCAAGCCGCGTATGCGCGCCGCCAGTATGAGAAGGCGAAGCTCGCGGCCGACATCCTCGAAAGCCAGCTCGATAGTGCCTGGCGCAAGAAGCTCGCGGAAGACGGCGGCAAGGTGACCGAGAAGATGGTCGAGAACGCCGTCAAAGCGGACCCGCGCTATGCCAACGCGCAGAACCAGATCATCGAGGCGCGCGCGCTTTTCGACATCGCCAACGATGCGCGCGAAGCCTACATGCAGCGCAAGGACATGATCGTGCAGGTGTCGGTCGATCGCCGTCGCGAGCGTGAAGGGCAGCTGCGCATCCTCGCCGCGAAGGAAGGCGAGAACGCTGTGCAGTCGGGCCGCGAAGCCGCGCTCGCCGCCGAAGCCGCTCGCCGCCAAGCCGCCTGAAGGATCTTTCAACCTTTTCGAGGTCCGGTAAGTGACGCGTTACTATACTTGACGATGCAGGGCGAGACGGTGACGAAGCTGTCACAGCCTCGTCCGCAAAACCTGTGACTTACTACCTCCAAACTCTGACTAAGGAAACAAAAACCATGTCTACTCAAGCTCTGATGGAACTGCTGCAAAAGCGCAAGGCTGCAACCGGTGGTCAAAAGACGATCAAGCCGAAGGCTGGTCGCAACCGTTACCGCATCCTCCCGGGATGGCGCACGAACGGTGACCCGACGTTCTTCCATGACTTCGGCCAGCACTTCATCAAGGACGCGGCGGGGCAGGTGAAGGCGGTCTACATTTGCGCGGACAAGACCTTCGGTCGTCCGTGCGAGGTGTGCGATGCGGTCGCGCAGGGCATCCAGATGTCCACCGACGACGTGCAGAAGAAGCGCGTCGAGGAAGCGAAGTCGAGCGGCCGCGTGCTGCTCAACGTCCTCGAGCTCGACGGCACGCAGCCGACGGTGCCGCAGATTCTCGAAGTCGCGCCGACGGTGTTCAACGGCAAGAAGGGCGTGGGCGGCATCATCGCGCTGTTCGACGAATGGCCCAACATGCTCGACCCGAACACCGGCAACGACATCATCGTCGAAAAGTCGGGCGCGGGCCTCGACACGGCCTACAGCGTGCAGATCGCGGGTGCCTCGAAGCCGGTTCCGGCCGAAGCGCTCACGAAGCTGAACGATCTCGACGCCTACGTGATGCAGGAAAACGCGCAAGCGCAGCAGCGCGCTCTCGCCTCGGTGCGTCAGGTCGCGGGCCTCCCGGCCCCGACGCAGACCTACCAGCCGGCCGCAGCACTCCCGGCAGGTGCGTCGAACGTCTACACCGCGCAGGGGGCGACACCGTGGGAAGCCGACGAGACGCTCGACATCGGCACGCTCGCGAACCCGGCAGTGGCCGCAGCAGTTGCGACGCCCGCTCAGCCGGTCGCAGCAGCGCCGGTGCAGCCCGCAACTGCCGAAGTGGCAGCGGCGGTCGCAGCGGTCGCCACGCAGGTTGCGCAGCCGGTGGCAGTCGCACAGCCCGCAGTCGCGACGCCTGCACCCGCAGCGGTGGCTCAGCCCGCAGTTGCAGCAGCCCCGGCTGCCGCAGCAGGCACGGGTGACCCGGAGCTCGACGCTCTGCTCGCGGGCCTGTAATCGAAGCCTGATGTAACGACCAGCGGCGGGGCTCACACCTCGCCGCTTCTCATTGAGAGGTTTCGATAGTGGCAAACACATTCCTTGTTGACGCGAACTCCATCGGTCGCGCATCGCATTCCGGCACCGTGCTCACGGTCGGCAAGTTCCAGACGCAGGCGGTGTTCGGGTTCGTCCGCTCG